CAATTATTGTTGATCATTATCCAGAGTTGGCAATTACGGAAGATAAAGATGTATTTGGTAATAATGGCAAAATTGAATTGTGTGATGATGGCGATGGAGTTCAATACATAGCCAAATGGGATTATGACCAGCCCATACCTGCTGGTCTTAAACTAGGCAAATAGAACAATCTATAAAGATAATGGCGAAACTATGCGCAGCAGGTATTCAACTTCGAGAGCAAATTGATGACGATTATCCTGATAGGGATCGTAAGTCTGATGGCTGGATTGCTGACGCTAGGCATCTTGCTAAAGGTAGTTCTGACCACATACCAGTCGATGGAATCGTTAGAGCTTTAGATATTGATGCTGATTTATCAGCTCACAAAGAAGAGGCTTACGCGCTAGTTGAGAAGATTCGCAAGTTAGCCAAGAAGGGCGATAAACGAATTAAATACATAATCTACGATGGAAAGATTATGAGTCCGATACTGGGATGGAAGCGCAGAGCTTACAAAGGCGCTAACCCTCACCGGTCGCATTTCCATATTTCATTCACAACTTTGGGAGACAAAGATGGCAGTTATTTCAACCTCGAAGGAGAAGCTAATGAGCGACTTAAAGAAAATGGCAGAGAGCTGGGCAAAGACATTCCTAGCAACGGCGCTAGCGACTTACCTAGCAGTTGGCCTAGATGTAAATGCAATTGCCAATGCGGCTCTCGTATCAGTCTTGCCTAGCATCATCAATTGGCTAAACCCTAACTACGAAAGATACGGCAGACTCAAGTAATGGCGGCTACTGAGCTAGCAACCCTAGTAGCCTCAGTATTAGGATCTATCGCCTTGCTGATTGCTGGACTTCGCTACATAATTAAATTGGAGAATATTCCAATAGTGTCGCGCCTTGATAAAATGGAGAGTCAGTTAGAATTGGCCCTAGCGAGAGGGGTCAGAAATGGCAACGCGAAAGCGCGTAAGTAAGAAGGCAGTTAAGCGTCCTAAGAGACGCAGGACTACTAAAGAAACGCCTTTAACAAAACTTGATTTCTGGGCTATCGCTGCCAATGAAGTTTATAAAGCTTGCCGTAGAGCTGGTATGGATGAAGGAACTGCCTTGGCCTTTGCAATGGATCGCAGCTCCTATCCTGATTGGATAGTCCCTGCTGATGACCCAATTAAGAAGATTGGTTGGGAAGATGGAGAAGAGGACAACTAATCTACTTTCGAGAGGTTGAGCTCTTTGAGGCTCTCAAGTCGCTTTATCCAGACTTGACGCCTTTATCAGCGACCGACCGAGCAGATGGAATTACCCACAATTCCTACATCGAGCTTAAATGCCGTAGGACTCATTACGATACTTTGATGATTGAGAAAAAGAAGTGGGATTATCTGGCCGATATAAGGGCTAGAACGGGCGCTAAGACCCTTTACATCAATTCAACCCCTCACGGGGTGTATCAGTTCGATTTAGGGGCTATAAGCGAGCCTGAATGGGCTTTAAAGCGCTTGCCTATAACTACTGACTTTGCCAACAAAGCCACCAATGAAAGACTAGCTGGCTTTTTAGATATACGACTCGCCGACTTATTGCTTGTCTAAATCTATTTAGACCCTTAATCTATTTACCTAAATCCATTTAGGGTTTAGAGATTAGGGAGCAAAATGATAAATAAAGTAACCCTAATTCGATTTGATTCTCAAGCAGGGGCTTGGACTGATGAGACAAATTGGGTTAAGGGATCAATAATAAGACGATTCGCTAAAGAGCGGATGGGTAAGAAGCAGCTGAGAGGCCGTTTATCGAAGGCTGAAATCTCTGCATATTGGTTAGATAAATATGGGGTGAGCGCAGATGTTGCCTAATTTATCTGATGAAGCAGTAGTAGGAATAATTATTGGCGTTCCATTTATCGGCCTTTATATCTGGAGTTTATTTACCTCAGCCAAAGCCAAAGCTTTCAATGAAGGCTATAAGAGAGGCAGGTCAAGTGTCCGATACACAGAAATCGTTAAGTGAATGGCTTGAAGAAGCTGGTGCTACCTTATTCGACAGAGGGATTGAGTATGGAGACCCGAGGCACAATTTTCTACGCATTTACAAAATCGCGAGAGCACTTGGTATTCAGCTCAGAGACCCATCTGAATTGGCACTTATTGCTATTGCAACAAAACTCTCAAGAATGGTGGAAAGTCCAGAGCGCGAGGATTCGTATCTCGATCTCATTGGATACGCCGCTATCTTGGGTCGATGCAGATTTTCTACTCCAGAAGATTGGGACGACATTGAGTCTGACTCGCAATCATAATACGAATCAATACTGCGATTACTGCAAATATCGCTGGGGACAAAATAAGAACGGCTGGGACTTAAGAGCAATGACGCCAGCAGTCTGGAAAGTCCAAAGCGAGACACCGCTTCGCAAAGCACAGGTGAGGTTCTATTGCCAGCCTTGCGCCGACGAAGCACAGAACTGGCCAGATGGCACATTTTATTCATTGAAAGAACAGTTAGAAGATGCGATAAATGATTTCGCAGGGAGAGAGAAGTTAAATGTCGAATTACCTTGATGATTATGTAAGTGTTCAAGACCGATTAAAGGAGTTTATAAATGCTTATCCAGATTATAGAATCAAGACTCATATCTTGGCGGAGTCGCTGGTGGCTAATTGCGATGTCTATATCATTAAAACTGAGTTATATCGCACTGAAGCTGACGCACATCCTTGGACTACAGGTTTATCCTCTGAGTCTAAGTCAAAGCAATATGCACTCGAGCTTGCGGAAACTGGATCGCTGGGACGCGCACTTAACCTCGCTGGATACTTCGCTAAGACTAAACCGAGCCCAAAGAAGGCAATTGAAACGACTAAGCCAGCTCTTGCGGAATTCATAAAAGAGCAACGCCCCAATGATCCTGAGCCAATTGTCTGGGATGTAAGCGAGATAGCAAATCAATTAGGTGCTGAGATAATTGATGAGATACCGCTTTGTTCTGGTGGCGATGGGCCAATGGTTCTAAAGACTGGCACTAAAGAAGGCAAGGAATATAGGGGCTGGGTATGTCCAACACCTAAGTCTGGTCATCCTGCTAAGTGGATGCGTATTGGTTCAGATGGGCATTGGGTCTTTCAGAAATGACTTGGACTGATGAAGAAGTAGATCACCTAATTGAATTAGCCTTGCCTTTATCTGAGCAACAAGGAGTAAAGCAAAAAAACTTCAAACATTGGCTAAAAGGGTATTCAATGGGTATTGGATTTATTACTCATTTATTTACTTACGATGAAGTCGTTAAGAAATGGAAAGAAATCAATGAAATCTGACGCGCATCCATTTATCTGCTCAAATTGCAAGCTAGTTACTCCGCATATTGAGCTGCATAAATACGATTCATCAGATATTGCTGAAGCACCTGAGGAAGTCTGGTTAGTTGAGTGCCAAAGGTGCTTTATGCAAAGAATTATCTATCCAGCAGATCGCGTAACTGCCAAAGAGGACGATATTGTCCGGTGCGACCAATGTGGTAAATGGAAGATGAAGGCGGCTAAGTGTCGAATATGCAGATTAGCTGCTGGACTTGAATCGATATCAGAACGATATTGGACTGGTGGCGAGACATTAGAAAGACCTTACAATGCCTCTTTATGAATATCGTTGCGATAAATGCGAATCGACAAAGGATGAATATCAGCCAATTACCTTAAGAAGTGAAGTAATCTGCGACAATTGCAAGGTTCCTATGTGGAGAGTATGGAGACCCAATCCAATCCACTTTAAAGGCGAAGGCTGGGCAGGGAAGGACAAATGAGCAAGCCCCATTCTATTAGATATATCCGTCAGCTGATGGAATGGGGATTTGATAAGGAGTTCATTGCTAAAGATTGCGGTATCAACCTGGAATCGCTTGAAACTAGGTTAAGAAGAGCTAATGAAAGGGAGCGCAGGAATGGGAATCAAGGAACTGAGTCTAGAACTAGCAGCCGTCAGTCTAATAGCTGATGAGGCTAAGAAGGCCAAGGATAGGCTGAGAGCTGCTTTACAGGCCGAGATGGAAGAGATTGGGGCAGATAGGGTCAAGGCTGAATATGGTGATGATGTGATTGCCTATGTAACTACTACTAAGCCTAAATTCAAGTGGGTTATCAAGTCAGATAAGCGATTCATTGATTGGGTGAGAGCTAATATCCCTAGTGAAATAGTTGAATCGGTAAGAGAGTCATCAGTTGATGCGATATTAGATAAGTTTAATTATCTGGACGATATAGTTATTGATCCAAATGGTGAAGTAATAGATTGGTTAGAAGGCAGTCAGTCAGAGCCTTATCTAATGACTAAGTTCCACAGTGATGGCAAAGAAACGCTGAAGAACGCGTTTCAATCAGGCCAGTTAGAATTTAAGAAAAT